TCTCGTCTAAATATCGCTCTGAGGTGGTTTCAAGGTCAATTTGAGACAACTCTATGTGTTCCAGCGTAACAACGTCAGCTATGGTATTGATCTGGGTGCTGGTGCCTTCCAAAACGATAGCATCATCGGTCAGATCGTAAAGGGCCTGATCGGCCACCACAGAAACCGGATCGATCTGTTCGCGCCACAGCAAACTTTCCCAGCAGAATTTGCGGCACGCTTCTATGATCCAGGATCGGATAATTGCAGTCGGTGCAAGATTAAAAGCTGGGGCGATGTTTGGCATGAACTCCAGCGGATCGATAGTAAGTGCCATAATTACTCCTTTAAACCAAAGTGATACTTCTGACCTGCATATTGGTCACGGTTGCGTTGGCCTGAAGCTCGTCCACGCCCAGGCTGAAAAAACCTGGAGAAAACAAATAATCGTAATAACGATAGCCCCACGACCAGTCAGCCGTAGACTGCTGCAGGACAGTTGTGTAAGTTCCGTCTGTATAAAGGGTTAGCGTGAATTGACTGTTGTCAAAGGTCAGCTCGATAAAAAGATCCGTACCAATAGCCAGACCGGTGATCTGGCTCTGGATCGTTCCTCCAGCGTAAAGGCTTAAGTCAATATCGGGGGTATCGTTGATGCTGGCCTGAAGATAAATGGCCGGTGCAGATTGGTTTGCCACTTCATCGGTCAACCGAAAGAGCTCCATTAAACCAGAAAGGGCTCCTCCGGCATGGGTGGCATTTAGAGTGCTCCGGAAACCAAAGCGGTCGGTAAAAAAGTCTTTTCCAAAATTTTTAAAAACTCTGGCATCAGCGTTTTGATTTAGGGCAAGATCTACCTGGTTGGCAGCTACTGTCAGGCGACCGTTTGGATCAGTCTCAACGTAGGTGGTCCAGTCCTGAACAGTCCAGACCTCGTTGGACAACGTGTCAAAATCATCTATTGGCCGTGGGCGACCATCGTCTACCCACTGACGGTCCAGACGGTATGGTGGTGTAATATCCTGTGGATGACGCGGCTCCCAGCAGTCAGATGTTCCAGGACCGCTGCAAGTCAACCATCCCTGCCATTCCTTAAAGCATTGAGACCGATAATACTTGAATCCGCATCGGTCGCAGATAACCAAATGGTCGCCAGGATAATACGCCTTTTGCGTATGTCGGGTCACGGCTTACCCCCATTGGTTATGCGGCCTTTTGGTCGCTATGCGAAAATATCGGCGCACCACTGGTAAAGGCGGTTACGTCATACTTAAACGCTGTAATACCACCATCATAGTACAGTCCGGTTACACCGGTCTTGTCTGTCTGGTCGGCCTCGGCCACCCAAACTGGTGTTTCCCCAGCCAGGATCTTCTGGTTTGACCAGAATACTGTATAGGTGGCAGCAAAAGTACCACTGACCATTATCCGATTACCGTGGCAGTATGGGTCTACAGGATATATAAAACTCGCTATACCGTTAATGCCAGCCTCAACGCTGTTTGCACCCGTACCTGCGTCTCCGTAGATAGATGTAACCGAAGCGTAATACAGCGTGGACACTTCAGTGCTACCACTTACACCCGTGATATCCTCTGTCTGAACCTCACCGTTCTGGCCCAAGCCAACAATGGTGAATACAATCGTTGCAATATTGGCAGCGGATGTAAGCGTAACCTTTTGCGGCGTGAATTTTCCATCTGCCACAGACTCCAGCGTAAGATAACCAGCAGCTGCCAGCTGTTGTGACAATGCTATATAATTAGTATCATCGGCAAGCGTGTCGAAGTTTATTTGTTTCGGACGCATGAGTGTTCTCCGTTTTTAAAAACAGTTATGGTGTGATCGCCCAGGACGGGCAAGGAGCGCCTTAAACCTATCCTGGGCAAGGGGCCAACGTAAGCCAGCCCCTATTTCAGTCACAGGCGGTTTTTAAGCGCCAGCAGATCCGTAAATACCACGTTTGTCGGAAGCGCCCCAGGAAGCCCTGAATGTAGATTTAAAACGGGCGTTCTCGGTGTCAAAATCATTGTCAGTATCAAATTCGTCGCCACGACGGTTAAAATATTTCAGTCCGTCTGGGCAATCTGTCTTGATATACCAGCTGTCCTGGTCAGTCAGATAATGATTAATAACAACCTCTGGGATCATCCCCAACGCGCGAATCGCGTTAAGGTCATTGTTTGCCGTTCCTACGCGCAGTTCGGATTTCAGGATCCTGGTGGACTCAAAAGTATTGTCCACAGCCACAATCAGCTTCATTGGCCGTACAGCAATCCTGAGACCGCGATCATTGGTAAAATTGGCAATATCAATGCACGCTTGCTCAAGCGCAGCTTCGGATAAATCAGACGGTGTTGCCAGCTCGTTCGACCAGACACCTCCCGTTACATTGGGATGTGCGGTGGAAAGCATCTCTACACCATCACCGAAAACATAATCAGAGTCAAAGGCACGATTGAGGATATTCGCACCCAGTATTTCCTTGGTTTGGCGGATTGAAAACGCCAAAGCTCTGGCTCTTTTCAATGCCACGGTCCCTGCGATCCCATCTTCCCACATCTCCCGCGTGATGATGAAACCTAAACTGTAGGTCCCATGAATGTATCTATCGATAAAGCCCTGACGAGCATCGTCGTAAGTGATGCCGCGCCCTTCAGGCTTCTCTTGAGCCAGGCCAAAAGACGAGATTCCTACGTCTTCCTCAAAGGCCAATTGAGATTGCTCCTCGTCGAATATCTCGGTAAATTCCATTGGATATTCAGCGTAAGCAAGCCCGTACCATTTGTTAACGCCAGGCCATAGGTCCTTGGCGAATGATCCAGTTGTAATAACAGGCATTTTGTGCCTCCTTTATCAGTTCGCCAGGTTAAACCCCAAGCTCCTGGTTAAATGCGTGCTCGTTAATCATTACCCACCACTTGGCATGTTCGCCCAGCGCATTATCAATACCTGGAGCCAGGCGTAAGATTCTGAGCTGCTCAGTGGCGGCTGTCTCTCCGGTGTTTTCCAACTCTACACCGGAAAGTCCCGTGTCAGTATTACCGCTACCAACTGCAATCGGAACATTGTTTCCGACTTCATCAGCGGTAAGTGCCGTTCCTCCGGAGACTTCCTGGATCTCAAAAATCAGATCCATATCATCCGCCACGAAAACATACATGTCTTCATTGGCAAGACGGTAGCGTTTTTCAAGGTTGTCAACGATGGCTGCGATCTCAGGTGTGAGACCAAAGCCCATGACAACGCCAACGATCAGGTTGGTTGTACCGGTCACTGCTTGTTCTACAGTGGGGTACTTACCTGACACATCAGCTGATCCTGCAAGAGTCACAGGATCACCAATAAACATTGCTACTGAATCGGTCGATGGCACAAAGTAAGCGTTTATTTCGCCATTATAGGGATTTCCGTTCATATGCTTGACCGGACGTAGCCCTCTTGGACGATCAACATTAGCCATAATTTTTACCTCCTACTTAACGACCAGCCACAGCAGCATCAAACTTCTTCAAAAATGTCCCTGATCCATGTCTACATCCGCCACATCTTGCGGCGGTGGGGTCATAGCTGATTCGGCTTTAACACTCCCGTAGAGGCCGTCTTTTTTAGGTCTACGTTTAATTTGCGCTTCCATTTCGTCCAGGCGACGTGCTTTTCTCGCCTGATCTTCATTGAACCAGTCTTCCCATATCTCCATTAAAACAGCCTGTTGACCACCGCCAACTTCCTCCACAACCGCAGACCCAAGGGGTGTCGGTCCCGCCGTTCGGTTTCCAGTCTTCACCACCCCAGGATTATCGGGGTCGTAAGTTTGGTCCGTAACCAGCTGATATCCGGCATCCTCAAACATCTGGATCCTGCCTGGCTGCATGTTCACAAACCTGCGTTTATAGCCTGGCCGTCTCGGCGCTGTTAGCCGATTCCTTTGTCCTACAGGGATTCTTTCTTTCCGGCGCGCTCCAGAGTCAATACGCTCAAGGGCATAGCCCTCAACCGGCTTTCCGTCGTCCTGCACCGTCCAGGGAATCCTCTGATAATCTTTACCTTGCTTGGCCATGGCAGCAACCCGCAGGTCCGCTGCTCTTGCTGTGGCAAATGGTAAGCCATTTGTACGAAGCACTATTTTATGTTCTTGGTTTTCTTGGTCCACAATTCCTCCTTGCCGTCTTTACGGCTGCCTTTATCCTTTAAGATTGCCTATTTTAACCTGTTCGTCTACATACTCCTGCGCGCTCATTACCTTTTGTTTTTCGTAGAACTTGGCCCATTTTTGCTGATCGGGCGACAGGTCGTTAATGGTAAATTTTTGTTTGGCTCCAGGGCCAGTCTGCCGTGTCTGTCCACCCACCACAGCCTGCTGCTGGGCAACAGTCTGCTTTTGCCCTGGTAAAACTTGCCCCTTAAATGCTTCAGGATACATCGTCATGGCCGCTTCAGACAGTTTTTCAAAATAAACATCGTCCGGCAAGCCCCTGAAGCGTTCACTCTGGGTATCTATAAAATTTGTCATTTCCACGTTTTTGCCATACCATGCGTTTTCAGTCATCCATTGTGAGGATTTTGCCTTAAAATCTTCTGTACCTACCTGTTGCTGAGCTTGCTGCTGGACAACCGGCTCGTCCATGTCTTTTTTAGAATTTTGCAAATTTTCAATTTGGCCATCGACTTCTTTGACTTTCCCCTTGTCAGAGTTTTCGATATGCACGTCTCGTTTTTCTTTAAGATTTGCAATTTCATTGTCGATTCTGGTTTTTTCTACTTTAGCAACTTTGGTATAGGTGGTTTTTAAATTCTGCATACCAGCTACCAATTCCTCATTGGTAGCCTTCAGCGAGTTAAGCGTCTTTACAGTGGTATCTTGAATCTGTTTTGAATCTATGATATACTGATCAGCGCTTTTAAACGGTCTGCCGGAGTTTTCGTCATGCTCCGGATTCCAGCCCATCTTCATAGCCAGAACCTCGACCTCTCCATATTGTTTCTCGCCATCCCCTGCCTCTTTTTGCACTCCAGTACCGGCTCCGACCGGTACCCTGTTGCCGGTAGTAACTTTAACCTCCGGCACTGCTTCTCCTTGTAATCCATCCATAATTCCTCTCCTTTATTGTTTAAAGACAAGATCAACGGCTGGCGGTTCTTCCAGCATTTTGCCCACTACATCTTGGTCCTGGAGAAGTTGAAAAGTCTTCTTCCCCCACTTAAACTGGGTGCCGCCGTACCTGGCGTAAATAACCCTGTCGCCTACCTGTGCCGGTGTCTCTTTACCGTCTCCGTTATTCCAGCAAATTTCAGCTCTGGGGCCAATGGCCGCCAATGTACCCTGGGTGACAGCGTTCTGTTCCTGCTGTCGTGTACCTGGTGGCACGATAATAATCCCACCAGCCGTCTTTTCGTCGATCTTGTCGGGTACAATCACAATTTTGGTTCCTTCCGGATCAATCGGACAATCCATAAGTCGTCCCTCCTTCATCCTCATATTCAACATTTAACACTAAATCGATCCCCTTAATCATGCCGACTATTTCGGCTGTCTTTTCAGTCGTGGCTCCAGCGTCACCCAAAAGAGATTTGCCGGTACTAAGCGCTGTTTGCAACACGCGCTTTTCTTCCCGAAGTCCTTTAAGAATCGCTCTTGTGATCGGCAGCGTTTTCCACAAACCGAAACTTTCCTTAGATACTTCCTCCTGGTTGGACTGCTGCACCTGCTCCTCCTTGTGGCGGCATAGCTCCTGGTGGTTGCCCTTCTCCTGCACCTGGCTGCTCACCACCGCCCTGTTGCGCTTCTCTGCGCTGTTGATCCTCGTACTGTCTTTGCTTCAGATCTGCTTCCAGATCTACCCTTTTAGCATTAATCACAGCGGTCAAATGACCGACCTGTGTTTTATATTCCTCTATCTGTGGCCCAATCTCTGCCGCTTCGGCCAGGGCCATAGCTTTAACTGCATCCGCCTGGAGCTTGACCATTTTATAAAAGGTCTCGGCGTCTTTTATCATTACTTCGCGTTCTTCTAAGTCCAGCTTTCTTTCAGCCTGCTGGATCTTGGCCATCTCGAGAGACATGGTTTGCTGGTGTATAATCAACGGGATATTAGGTGGCGGGGTTTCCGGCACCAGCTCTTTCCAGTTGTCGATTTGTATGGCATCCAGATATCTCTCAAGGATTTTCTGATCATCAAGCCCCTTCCCAACTACCTGCATCAGGGCTTCCGCTTTTATAATTTTTTGGGTATCGGAAACATCGGCTGTAGAACTTACCGGCCCGATATCCAGATCGGATGGATCATAATCAATCCTGGGATCAAACTCCCCTTCATCGTACATATCCAGAATCCGATTATATTCTTCGGGTGTGGTATAGAGCATGTTTAAGCGCTGGATTTTAATAAATTCACTCTTAAGCGCTCGATGAATCCTTTTATAAATTGAAGAAAAAACCTTAAGTCCCTGCTCGATTAATGCCAGAGTAGTGGTGGCTGGCACATTCGGCTGACGCTGCTCTCCCGACAAAACCTCTGCTTGCGATGCCAGATCCTTGGCGGCCTCTAACATCAGTCCTAATAGTTGAAACAGCGTAGCCGATGGCTCTTTGGTGGGCAGGGGGAAAATGCTTTTTCGCAGGTCGTCTCCTGCGGATTTAATAAATTTCCATTCACCGGCTTTAAATTTAACCGATCCGGATCCACCAGCTTTCGTCAGACGGATTCCGCGATTAATAAAACCAGATTGGCGGTTCTGCAGCGTACCAGAGTCCAGTAGCTGATTTATAATTGAATTGACAGTTTCGTTGACCGGAGAAAGCAGAATCCCAAACCCGAGACCATAAAAATTAGCGTCAAAGTCCGGAAAGAAAAGATAACGGGTAAAATACTGATCCGGCAAAATTTTAATGATTTCGTTGTTGGGGTTGCGAATAACAGATGTCGCCCTGAAGCGCGGAACAATCCGCATCACTTCTCTGGACGCCTTGTGGATTGTCACAATATAGGGCTCTTTATAGCCGTCACCGTCCAGGTCCAACCAGCGGTGCTGCTCTAAAAATACATAGGTAGCCTCAGTGTCTCTAACGTCGTCATTTTTGTTTTTCTTTTCTTCTTCAGAGGTGTCCGGCTGTTTATTCTCAATTCCGGCATCGCGCCATAAACCGGATCGGGTATGCTCCAAATAACTGTTTTTGGTCATCTCAATGACATGCGTGGCTCTTGCAGCCGTTTCCATGGACTTGGCCCAGTAATTAACCACCAGCTGCTCAGGATCTACATATTCTGACACGGAAGTGTTGTCGATAAAGTTTCGATAGGTTTTTTTAAAGGCACAACCTAAAAGCGGCATGGCAATCAACAACTG